CTAATATTCGTTGGGCTTCAGCTTTAGGCATAGCTTTAAAGGTAGATATAAGTTCTACGATACTTGTATTGCCTGTGGATACCGCTAGAAGGTTCCACGGTTCGCCCCTATACCTTTCAAGGTTACTACCGCCTGACATACGCATACGCTGCTTACCACTGGTAAACTGATAGGCAATGTCACTAAGCTGTCTGCCCGAAGAGTTAGTTAGCTCGTCCATACATAACGGCAGATTGTGCATGACCTCTCCACGGTTCATCTTGCTAGCGTGAGTGTCCCTCTCATGTAGCATAAGGGCATCGGGTCTGCCCCATATAGATAGCGAAGCTAGCATAGCTGTAGTCTTACCCACACCAGACTCCTTACTGTGTATGTGCAGCGCGGCACAGTTTATCTCGCCCATAAACTTCATAAGGACAGAGCCGAACCCTGTGCCTACTACATACTGGTGCAGTTCAAAGCCGTCACGATTATAGAAGTCTATCGTTCTCTTCCACCCATCTAACGTACCCCGTGGTTCAAACGATGGTATAAGGGAGGCTGTTTGGGTTGAAGGAGGGTTAAACTCTGCCTTACCGTTAAACAGTTGCTGCCCACCTAGTACAAAAGATTCGCAGTTATCGCCAACCCAACCAAATTGCTTATGCGCCATAGTCGCACCTCCTGATGCTTGTAGCTCATTTACCCACGCTATTGTGTACTGCATTATGTCCTCCATTCTAGCGACAGCCACGCCCTTCTCTGACATATGTCTACGGAACTCTTCTTTAGATGTTACGGCAGTTAAGGGTATTGTAAACTCTCTTACTCCGTCTTTAGGTAAGTGCAGACGCATAACTATTGACTCGCCTGTTTCCGCATCTAGCACTCGTTTAACTACATACAGGTCGTTGTGGTATATGTTGACCTCTATAGGATCGCCTTCCCTATCTGTGGTTCTAAGGTATACCCCGCCATTAGCGCCCCTAAAATACGGTTTGGGGTAGGTAGGTATGACATATGTAGCCACAGGTGCAGAAGGTATACTTACGGCAGGTGCTTGCACTACGTTGTCTACAGCTTCTTTTGTCCTGTTGCCTAGAGTCTTAGGTGACCCCACCTTTAACCAGTAGGGGCAGTCAGGGCATATACCAAGTTTGTTCTCGTGAAACCTTGCACAGCTATACGGCATGGTGGGTTGCAAGTTATCCCACTTGGTGTCCGTTTCGTAAGCGTTATATCCGCTGTAACCTTTCGATATGGCATGTGCTCTTTCTCGGCTACCGTCTTCACAGGATTTCAGTACTGATAATACACCGCGCCATATAGGTTCAGACACACTCTCCTTATCTGTCATAGCCAACCGTATCTGTTCGCACCCTTTACCCTTACTGCTCTTCACTAATATATCTTTAAAGTGACTTTCAAGGTGAGCGTACTTATCATCGGCGGGGGAAGGTGCTTTCGTAGGTGACTCTGGTAAGTCTACACCTAGTAGGTTGCTAAAGGTGTCGAAGTCCACGCTAGGGGTGCCGCCATTGCCTAGGTACTCAACTTGCGAGGGCGGTACGTCTTTGTGGTTATGGGTAAACGGCACACGTAATACCCTAGCTGCATCTGATGTTACAGAAGGGTCAGCCAGTAGTCCGTGTACGCCACACGCTTGCTTCAATCTACGTGCTACAGGAACCCACTCATCTCTAGGCACCGCTTCGTTGAGTACCCAATATACATGTATCCCACGCCCAGAATTTACTAGCGTAGGCTTTGGTAAGGACAACGCCTTACAGAATTCTTTTAGTGCAACTAGCCCTTCGGCCTGTGTGTTGTAATCTTTTGCCTCACCGCAGTCTATGTCTAAGAAAAAGGAGCTTAGTGTTAATACGTTAGTTGTCTTTCGTGTCCCATCCTCTCCAAAAGTACCTAGCCCAAAATATGTATCGTATCCGTCATCATCTAATTCTTTAGCTGTATCTACAAGTTCATCGACAGTGGAGTAAAACTTTTGTACTAAACGTCCGTCAGACTTACGTGACGCAAACATACAATAACTACCACTGCCCCCTAGAACTCTAGACAAGAAATTTCTAGTTTGCATTATCGACCCTCAAAAAACTGGAAGTCACTGCGGCAGGGACAAGAACCGTCCTTTTCGGAAAACCTAGCCGCAGAGTATTAAGTTGGGAGCTAGTCCCAGTTGTCGATAATGTTGCTAAAGCCTTCGTCTATATCCGCTTTTGGTTTTGTCTTGCTGGCGGCTTTTGACTTAACTACTTTGAGTGGGGGTGCTTTCTCTATCACTTTTTCTACAGGTGCTTCTACAGATTCTTCTACAACTTCAGCTACCTCATCCTCGTCTATTAAAGGTTCTGGCTTAAATGGGTTGGCATCTGAGTTATGGACGTACCCTTCCACTGCTCCAAACGGGTTGCGTTCCTCCATCTCTACGTACTTTATAACCTGTACGGCACGTAGTCTTAGAGATACACCTGCCTCTCGCATGTTGTAAGGGAAGAAGGCCACTGCAACATTGACTGTGCTGCCCGTGGTTAGCAAAAACTCTTCTGGTAGTTTGTTGCCCCCAGCATCGTAAAGGTTAGGCTTCCTAGTAGCTTCCTTACCGTAAGCGCCTTTGATTGTTGCCTTGCCAGTGTAAGTGCCTGTCTCCTCATCCTTCTTGAACGGCACCTCAATCTGCTCTGGCCATCCCTCTTCACGTGCTTCACTGTACGCTTTAGCCATGTGGGTGAATAGCTCCTTGGCTTTTGCGCTAGTCATACGAAACTGTATGGTGTAAGAAGACCCGTCATCAAGGGGGTCACAAGGCACAGACCGTTTCTCTGCTTGGTCGAAGCGATAGGTGCGGTCAATACGAGGCCATAGTGCCTCTACATCGGTTATCATGTGGTCAGTCATATCGTCAATCCTGTCGGTTGCTTTCATCCATTTTGGAAGAAGTATGGTGTTTTGCGAAGGCCAGCCTGTAGACTCTGTATCGCTGTCTCCCGCATCTTTTATCTGCCTTAGAACTTTCTTAACTTGGTATAGACCTTCGTCAATAACGTCCGAGTGCAAATTGTGTATCTGTACAGCATAGGGAGGTTCCTTCTCTACTGCCAGAAATATAAAGTCTTCAATCGGGTAACCCGCTAACTCAAGTACATACTTATAAAATGCAGCTTGTATGTGGTAACCCAAACTAAAGAACTGTCGCTCAAAGCCTCCACGCTTTGGACTAGCATCACGAGTGGTTTTTAAATCCACTAGTATGCCCCTCTCTGGTATGAATATGTCAGGACGTGCTTTAAGTGCTAGCCCCGTCTCCTCATCCGTACCAAATATACTAACCTCTTTTACGGCACACAGGTCAGAAACTAATTCTACCGCCGCGCTATTAGACATAACACTACTCACCATATCTAGGCATATAGCGTAGTCTTCCTGCGTAAGTAGGGTCTTCCCTTCAAGCTGTGCTTCTTCTCTAGCACTTGTCCAGAGCTTGCCCCTTCTGTTCTCAGGCCCACAAAGTACTAAGTCTTTTTCAGGCTCCAACACCATTGCGTGTACAGCGGTGCCAAGATCAAATGCGCTGTTATCTTTATAGACTGCGTTCTTCCAATGGAGTATCGACTTAGTGCTTATAGTCTTTACCGCCGAACTACTTATAGCGGGGTGAGCGTGGTAGTCCTCATTGGACATGTCCTCTACAAGCATTACATATCACCGTAGAAGTCTTCATCTCTTTCGCTATCTACATGAAAGAGTGGTGCTTTATCGACTGTCTTAGGTGCTAACCCCGAAGCAAGCGCATCGATGGAGAACCTTCTAGTGTTTCCCACCTCTATGTACGAATTCTTGGGTACGCGCCCCTGTCTGAGCCACGATCTAACTGTAGACACAGAAACCGAAAAATGTTTTGCTACATCTTCAATCGGAACATACGGCTGGTTCATCTTTGTCGCCCTTCTAATAGTGTTTAAATACTAACTTTACTGTCTTTATCTACCTTAGTCAACCAATTCCTTGTAAAGATCAATCATTCTTGTGTGTATGTCTGTTTTAGTATCCAATAGTGACCAGTACCACCCCTCCACAGTCGAGCCTTGCAGTTGTATTACCGTACACTTGTGGTCTTGTCCTGCTCTGTGAACCCTAGCATTAGCTTGGGCATAGATTTCTAATGAACTTGTAGGTGACCACCACACCACCGTGTTAGCCGCAGTTAAGGTTATACCGTGTGCCGCAGATTGTGGCTGTATAACTAAGACTCTTGGGTCGTGAGTGTTTTGGAACGCGCTAAATATCTTAGTTCGATCCGATGCAGAAACACTGCCACGTATAACCTCAGTAGTTATGCCATCGTCTCGGAGTTTTCTAGTTACAAGGTCTATAGCGTTTTTAAACGGGACAAATACCAATACTTTCTTGCTAGACTCTTCTATAACCTCACGTAGTACTTTGTATCTATAGCTGATATCAAATTCCAACGACACTTTATCGGTTGAGTACACTGCCCCTGCCGATATCTGCAACAGCTTGTTTATGTGGACTGCTGCATTAACGGCAGTTATATCTTCACCCTCCGCTTGGAACGTCATGTCATTCAGTAGGAGCTTATAGTATTTTTTCTGTTGTCTAGTTAACTCCACCGCTCTCTTGGTATACACCATAGGCGGCAGGTCAAGACACTCTTCTTTAGTAAACCGGATAGCTGGCTGTAGTATCTGGTGTACATGTTCCGTAGCATTAGGTCTAGGAACCCACTTGAAGTTAGTTACTTTCCGCATGATCTTGTCTCGGAAAGCACCGAAGGCTTTGGGTACGACAGTGGGGTTCACCAACCTAGCTAACCCAAACGCATCGAGTGGGCTTTGTGCCGCAGGTGTGCCTGTCATCATCCATAGCCACGTGTCAGCTTTAATCAAACGGCTAAGGGTCTTCCATCTTTTGGTCTGAGCGTTTTTGTAGTGGGTAGCTTCGTCTACAATTATGCAGTCGAACCCTGCCTTGGCTACAATGTCCTCCACAATAGCTAGCCCATCATAGTTTATGATTACATAGTCGGTAGTCTTACGTAAGGCTTTTTCTCTAGCTTTAGGGCTACCATGAGCTACGGACACAGACCTGTGAGGGGTAAACCTGTTTATGTCATCTAGCCATGCTGAGTCCATAATAGACAATGGGCATATAACCAGCACACGTTTGATCTGGTTTGTCTTTAACAGGTAGTCGGATGCCCATATAGCAGATGCAGTCTTACCTGTGCCTTGCTCGTTAAAGCAGAAGGCTCGCCTGTTAAGAGTTAGAAAAGCAGAGGTGGACTTCTGGTGGTCGAAGGGAGTAAGGTCGCCTGTGAACACGTACCTACCGTTGATAGGTGAAGGTATGTTTATGTTGAGGTTCTTTAGTACTTGAGCTTCTTCTATACCCCAGTTAACTAGAACGTGGTTGTCTTCTAACTCTTTGCTCTTAGGTATTATCTCTGTGACTTTAGCAGGGTCGCGTAATCGGAGCAAGACTGCTCTGTTGTCTACTATTCTCAATGTAGTTCTCCGTTATATGAAGTTGTAAACCCCGCTTCGCCTCCCGATGGGGTCAAGTCGAGTCATTGGGACAAAGGAAATAAAAAACCCTAGGCTTCCTAGATTTTATGCAGTAAGTAACACACTCAATAGGAGAGAGAACTGCATCATTTA